CCCATTTCATAGCCTTATATATAGTGTCCAGGGCTTTAAGTTCAAAACACTTAATTGGACTTTCTTCTTTATCCATTTCCCATTCATATTGCTCATAGGCTTTTTTGGTGTACCTATAAGCAGTAGATTCTGGAATGTTAGATTTCATTAATGTAGTTACTACATCATTTCTATCTAAATCTTGACGAAATAAAGTTAAGGCTAAATTAATTGCTTCTTTTCTATCCATCTTCTTCTTCCAAGTGCATAGTTAACTTTTCAAATCCTGGAATGTCATCACAATAAGGATTTTCATTGCTTATCTTTTCAATCCGATCCATAGCATGAACCTGATATATATACGAATGTGAAGCTAGATGATTTATAAGACGAACTATAGTTACTTGGTGTTCTTCCATTAACTCATTTATTCTGCAATTCATAGCAATTACATGAAGATTATGTTTCATCTGGATAGTTCCTTTGCTCTTTTTTCTATCCATTCATTAACAAAAGGATTAATTTTAACCCAAGTGTCCATATCTTTGGAAGATAAACCAGAAATAGTTTTGTATTCCTGGTATGCTTTATCGTAATTTTTCATTTTAATTAGTCCATTGAAAGTTGTAATTCTGTAAGAGAATATCTCTTACTCTTTCACGATCTAAACTATCGCCATCACCCCAAGAATAACGATTTTCAATTTTAAGTTCTTTTCCTAACTGGATCGAAGCATTTAAAAGAGTTTTGTATTTTTCAAATGCCTTTAATACGTCATCACGTTCAACAAATTTGTTGTTGATAACTGGATCGGCCAGTGGATATATACCACCTTTGCCGTAAAAGTCTAAAACATAATCAATGAATTGACTTTGAGAATTTTCAGTGATTTTCATTTTTTGTGAGATGAATTACTGTTTGCCTTACTATATTACATGAGAAAATGTAATTTGCAAACAAAAAAATTCTCACTTTCATTTCGCCATTCATGTTGCCATTCATACTGCTTATTGGTACGGTTAATTTATCCATTCATTACTTATTATGAAAAAAGTTAAAATATTCAGTAATAACAACAAAGTTGAGCTAACTTTTAGCACCTGGGAACTACTTTTCATAGTAACTTCATTAATTAAAGTTATAAGACTTGATAAAGGAAATATCAAGTTTAATTATAGAGTTTATAAATTAATAGATAAAATTTCGTTGACATTACATAATATCTAAAGTAATATTTTAATTGAGAGTTTACCTTATTCCCTCTCACTAATAAAAAAATGTCAACAACAACAAGTCAAGTCTCATCTCCTTATGCAATATATAAAGATGAGGTGCAAAAGGGTTGTATACCTTACGAACTTTTAAGAGTAGCTGGTCAATTTGTATCTAAGGATTATTCTAAATATTATATTACTGGTGTTCATTTAAAAATAGAAAATGAAGAAATTACTGTTGCATCAACTGACGGACATAGATTATTTTATTTTAAGTTCCCTAATAATGAACTAGGATTCAAGTTAAATAAAAATATTACTATCCCTGGTTCGGTTTTTAAAAGTCAAATTAAAAATGCAACTAAAGTTTTAATTACTGATAATTTAGTAACATTTATGAATGAAGAAATTTTCCTTTCAAGTGTTCATTATCAACAAATCGAGGACAATTTTCCAAACATTGAACAGTTAATACCTGATTCATTCACTAATAATTTTGAAAAAGAATTTTCTTTTAATTGTGATTATATAGGGCAATTTTGCAATCAGGTTAAAAAATTATCTAAAGAAAAGTCTATTACTTTCAATGGTAACAACTCAAAATCACCTTTTGTAATTAGTGCAACCTGGGATATTAAAAATCCTTTTGAATCTTTAGAGGGATTTAAACCAGTTTTAAACTATCTTATTATGCCTGTTTTAAAAAGAAATTAAATTAATTTTCTAAAATAGGTTGTTTTTATCTTCTTATGTAGTACAATAGATACCATAAGAAGATTTTTTTTATTGCTTCTTATTAAATAAACTAATTAGGAAAACTAAATGGAACTACTAAAACAAGATGTGAAAGATTATCTAGTACAACAATTACAAGATGGTATAGGACTAGATAATGATATTAATGATTTACATCATTATTTAATTAATCAAGACTATTTTATAATCGGATATTACCAGGCTAGAAAATGGTTAGAAAAAGAAAGTGTGTTTGAAGCTATTGAAAAAATTAAAGATTATGAACAGTTTAATTTTGGTGAAGTAACAACAGATTTTTCTGACCAAGAAAAAACTGCAAATATGTTAGCTTATATATTAGCTGATGAAATACTAAACGAAAATAATACCTATCAATTATTTTCTAAATTTAATGGGTTATTTGATGGAGATAAAAGGGATTTACTTGTTAATAGTTTAGAAAATAGTTAGTAAATATTAAATAAATATAAAGATAAGTATATTTACTATTGTGTTACACTAGTAAATATGTTTATAATGGAATATAACAAGATAACTCAAATTACCAACTTGTTATTAATTACTATGAAAGCTTTTCTATTACTTCTTGCTACTTTTACCCTGGGGTGGCAATATCTAACTGTTACTACTACATTAAAAAGTAGAATCCAGGAAAGAACTAATCAAATTGATTATGTAATTAATGAGTACTTGGAAGAAATTTAATTATGGATTCTGAACTTATCAAATGGTTATCACAAATGCCAAAAAGTTATTCTTTATCAGGTAGCAAAACAAGTTACTACAATGGAGAAAAACAACTAAAACTATTTTTAAAAATTAAAGATAGTTAAACAAAATTAAAAAATTATTATTAATCCTATTGTAAAAGATAGGATTTTTTTTTATGCAAAAAATTATTTACTATCGAATGATTTTAATATCTGGCTTTCGTCTTTTCTTACTTGCTGTCTTGTAAAGGACTAATTTTAATTTTCAGTTGGTGCAGTTGGCCTGGCTCGGATGATTCGCCAAAACAAATCGTTTTTTGCTGTAAGAAAATTACAGACATAAAAAAAAATATGTTCTTACTGGTTCGGCGGCTGGCTGTATCACCCCGCCCCGCATTTCCCGGCTAGTTGCTACCCCGGGGGCAGTGTTGCAAAATGTCGCGGCAACTACTGAAAGCACTGAACCTACTGATAAATCTAAAAATTATTTGCCTCTACATTATTAATTATAGTACTATACTACAATAGTGTCAAGTATCTTTTTGATTTTCTATTCGTATAGCTAGTTCTGGAGCATTTATGTTTACAGTCTCCACACTCTCCCCTACTACTTTACCTAATGAATCCAATATTTGAGCAGCGGTCTGAAACTGACCTTTTTTGCAAGCCTTATCAAAAAGCCTGACCCTCATGGCCTGTATACGGGCGATCATATTTTCTCTATCCTTCTGCCAATCCTCATCATTCCACTTTGTCACCTCTTTCCAATCGTTCCATGCAGTCTTTACACAAATTCCTTCTCTGGAAGAATGTTCTAAAACAAGATGTCTTGCTGGCAAACCTTCCAACTGTCTCCTGTATAACCTTTGCCTTCTCTGTTCTATAACCATATCTGGCGATCTACCTGGATTCCTTTTCTTTGGAACGGATCTATCGTCAAAATTCTGTAGGATTGCTTCTGTCACGGACTGAAACTTATGTTATTAATTGAATAATAACCTTAAAATAGCAAATTAGTCGATAAAAACTAGCAAATCCATCAAAATTAAGGTTAATCTGTAGTACATGAGTGTAAAAACACGAGAAAACTTAACATTACGTTGGGCACAGGGGGAGGTGTTCAACGCAAAGAACAGATTTAGGGTACTGGTGGCTGGCAGAAGATTCGGAAAATCCTATTTATCCTGTATTGAACTTGTAAATGCTGCTATCCAACGACCGGGCGAGACATATTTTTACTGTGCTCCTACATACCGCATGGCAAAGGACATTGCATGGAAGGAACTAAAGAAACTCGTACCAAGAGAATGGATACAATCAAAAAACGAGACAGATTTAAAGATCGAACTGATAAACGGCTCACTTATCGAACTGAAAGGAACAGAAAATGCAACCACTCTTAGAGGTCGAAGTTTAGCTGGTGTTGTACTGGATGAGGCGGCCTTCATGGATTCCGATGTCTGGTTCCAGGTTATTAGACCAGCACTAGCGGATAAACAGGGGTGGGCACTTTTCATTTCAACTCCTGATGGCACGGCCAGTTGGTTTTACGATTTATGGTGTTACGTTCCAGAAGATATGAGCGGTGACTGGAGGAGATGGAGTTTTACTACAGTAGACGGGGGCAATGTTCCAGCAGAGGAAGTCGAGGCAGCCAAGGCCCAACTGGATAGCAGAACATTCAAGCAGGAATTTGAGGCAAGTTTCGAGAATCTTACTGGATTGGTGGCGGTAAGTTTTGACGATGACAATATCAGCAGCGAGGTGGAGGATTTACAGATGTTGCCATTAATTTTGGGATTGGATTTTAACGTTGACCCTATGGCGGGAATCTGTGCGGTCAAGCATAACGACTGTCTTTATGTATTTGATGAGATTATGTTGACGGGCGGGGCAACCACTTGGGATTTTGCGGAGGAAGTTATCAGAAGGTATGGGGTGGACAGGCGAATAATTGCGTGTCCTGACCCTACTGGTAGTGCGAGAAAAACAAGTGGAGTAGGCGTCACGGACCACAATATTTTGAGGAGGAGTGGATTTACAGTTATGAGTCCGAAATCTCCGTGGAAGATCAGGGATAAAATTACATCAGTCAATACAGCTTTGTATGATGCGAATGGAAACCGCAGAACATTTATCCACCCACGATGTAAAGAATTAATAAAAGCACTTAGAACTTTGACTTATGCCCCGAATACGGGACTACCGAATAAAAATCTGGGAGTTGACCATGCGTTTGATGCTTTCGGGTATCTTTGTCTGCAACAATTTAATCTTGTCAAACCAGAGACATTAGGCCAGACTTCGTTTAGAATATACTAAGAGTTACCTAATTCTTACCATGCCTTATCATACTGGAATGAAAAAGAAGAAGAAAAAGAAAAAAACTAAGAAGAAGTGAGACAGTTTAGACGAGTAAGACGAGATAAAAAGACGGGAGTACCCAGCAAATACCTTACGGGTGCTCGAAATCGTGCTGCAAAGGCAAAAGAAATAAAAGAAACAGCCGAAAAGTACAAAAGAGGCGAATATATTGATATAAAAGCTGTAAACAAACTACGATCTGCCCAAGATGAAACCAAAAGCAAAACCACTAAGCGAAAAAACAAAAGAAACACTAAGAAAAAAGGCAGATAAGAGCCGTTTTACCTA